GTGCACTACTACGTGACCGACAGCACATTACAAGTAAGGCTCAACTTGCCCGATGGTACGAGCGTGCACTCCGACTGGATGCTTTTGCCCTTAGACAGCAAGGAGGATGTGAGACGGCTGCTGTCGCTCCAGCTCACCGGCGCGTGGGTCAATGAGCTGCGGGAAGTTCCGTTTGATATTATGCGTCATCTACTTGGCAGGTGCGGTCGCTACCCTTCTCGCGCTCTGGGCGGTGCTACGTGGCACGGGGTCGTGGCAGATACCAATCCTTGGGATGTCGACAGCCCTTATCACGATCGAATGGTACTCAACCCTCACAAATCATGGGCCTTATACCATCAGCCGAGTGGGATCGGTCCCGGCGCGGAAAACGTATCAAATCTACCGGACGGTTATTACGAAGATTTAATGGGCGACAAGGATGTCGACTGGGCGTCGGTACACGTCGAGTCGCAGTGGGGTAGTTCAAACGCGGGTCACGCTGTCTTCAGAAAGACCTTCGACGCTGCCACTCATGTAAAGGACATGACCGTAGTCGTTAACCCAAACCGCCCAATCATGGTCGGGTTGGATTTCGGGCGGACACCATGCGCCGTCATTGGGCAGCACGATAATTTCGGGCGAGCCATCATCATGCGGGAAATAGTAACCGAGGGGATGGGCCTCACCCAGATGATACAGGAGCACATGAAACCTGTTCTCGGCGGTCCACCTTTTGCAGGACGGCGGGTGTTTATCGTCGGCGACCCGGCGGGCCGGCAAAGATCCCAGACACGTGAAGAAACTCCCTTCGACGTTTTACACGACGAGGGCTTCCTCGCCTACCCGGCCTCGACGAACGTAATCGACATGCGCTTGTTAGCCGTCGAGAAATTTCTCCGCCAGACGGTGATGGGCCAGCCCGCACTCCAGATCAGTCGATCTGGGTGCCCGACACTGATCACCGCGCTTGGTAATAAGTACAGGTATAGAAGGCGGCGCGACGGGGTGCTCGACGACCTCCCCGAGAAGGACCACCCGTGGAGCGACATCGCCGACGCCCTGCAATACTTCTGCCTGGGGACCCAAAGTAACTACACCGGCCGGGTGATGGCTAGGGAGAGAAGGTACTTCCAGCCTAACGGATACTCGACCGCCAACGTGCCATCAGCGGCGGGGTGGACGTAATGATAAAAGTCGTCAACACCCCGCAAGTGGACGATATCGTCGAGCGCCTGGAAGGGCTGCTGGAGAAGGCGCGGCAGGGCGAGTTCTCTTCGATATTTATCGCAGGGTTTTACGCCGGGAAAACCGACTGGTTCACCGCCGAACTGGGCGTGCGGCTGGATAGGTTAAGGACGATCGGGGTACTCGAGTCGATGAAAGTGGACATGCTTCGTTCGATGGATGTCGAAGAATAATGGTTGATCACGACCGCCTGCTATGGGCCGCGTTTGTCGCAGTGGCGGTGCTGGTGGTGATGACCGGCCTCTTGGTATTCGGCGCGATCTTCTACGCCCCCGGCGCTGACGCGACAGTCAACCAGATGATCGAAGCGAGGATAATCCAGCGCGGGATCGTGCTGTTCCTGATCGTGCCGACCATCGCCCTCCTGTGCCTGCAGGATAAGATCAGCGGCGAAGCCGCGCTGGCGGCGCTGTCGGCGATCGCGGGTTACATCCTGGGCGGCAGCACGCCGAACAACTAGATCGGCTTCCACACCTGCCAGTAAGTGACAGAGGATATTACACCATGCCTAGATGGCGAAACCCAACGGATTACCGACGCCGCGCCGACGACCTATCACGCGTTCAGATCATGTCGATCGCGGTGATAGTGTCACTACTGGTAGTGGCGGTGGCGGTGGCTATTACCTACTGGTGACAAAAGTTTGGCGCGCCCCGGGTATCTGTGGGGGGCGGGGCGCGCCAGTCTATGTCAGAGTGGTATCGACCGATTTGACAATCCGAGCGGGATCGCGAGCGGTGGAGCTAGAGTACCTAGTTAGGCCACTCCATCCCGGGACGGGGTTGTATCGACACTCGCCGTCTTGCCGGTAACCATGCCGGTTACTCGACCACTCTACCCTTAGCTGCCGGATTTTACAAGCGGCGGGTAAAAATCGGGGGAGAGGCGCATCCCGCCGGTGTATCCGTCACGGACCCAGACGCAGGCCGAGATGGGTCGCTGGCAATAAGGTTTCTCGACCTCCCGGGCTATCGACGCCCGCTCCCGGGCCGCTGCGGAGGCCGCTGGTGCGTGCGAGGTGGTTTCAGCTACTCGACCCCTCTCCATTGGTTTTACCCCCCTCAGCGGCCCGATTTGGGGCCTCAACGTCGATCCTGCCCGTCCAGTTGACGGCCAGCTGCGCGTAACCGGCGATGTCGAGCCAGTGATCCGGCTCGTCAGAGTTGCCTGATAGTATCCTGGACAACTTGAGGGCGATCATCTCGAGCGCCTCCTGGTGCACCGGTCTAAGGTGCTTCCAGTTTGGCGAGTCGCGGTAGATCTGCTTGATGTCCTGCGAGATGTTGGCGTTGTCGCGGAACGACCCGTGGACGGGGTTACGCTCCTGGAGGATCTGATCGACCCGGTTTACCGGGTGGTGCGTGCCTGTCGCCATGGGGGTATATAATACCCCCGCCGGGCTTGTGCCGGCAAGCCGCGCGTAGATGCCCCATGGGATGCCCTCGGGAGCTAGTGCGCGCCGGGGTGGGGCCTGCCTGTCACCCCACAAAATTCCCAAGCAGGACTGAGCTTGCGAGGCCATGTCCGAGCCTGGGCTACGGCCGGCAGGATATCACCGTGTCACCCGACGCTGCCGCGTACTCTACACCCGTCGTCGGTACTTGTCACTTAAAGCCCGCAGCTCGGCCAATGTTATTTCCTCGCCGCCCTGCCTTGCCCGGCGCGCCGCCAGACGACGCGCTAGCGTCTCGTACCGGCAGCCGAGTTCAGCGGCGGCTTCGCCGATCAGCATGTACTCCCCGTCATCACCGCGTATCGCCGTCGCCATCATGCTCAGCGAGTGCTGGCGGTTGACACCGAGCAATCCCCCTGCCGGGTAGTCACGATAGGGGCGTGCCGCGAGGCCGACACACTGCTCGGGGGTCCAACCGTAGTTTTTTCGCGCTGCGATGGTCGCCCGTGGGATGCCGGTGACTTTCGACCACGCGTTCAACGACATGGTTTTGTCACCGGCGGTGAACCCAACAGCGTCAGGCCGCTGTACCGCCAGGATGTTAAGCAGCCGTGACGGAGCCTTGGCGCGCACAAGCTCGACGCCCCGCCGCTCCGCCGCCTCCAGCTGCGCGGGGGTAGCGCCGGTGCCGTCCCACAGTATCGAGAATTTCCAATCCTCGCGGCTAGCAGTCAGCACCCGGATCTCAGGTGGCAGCTGGTGCTGGTTTGTATTCATCCTTTGTCGCCGTTCCTTCCACCGCCTGCGAAAATTCATGGATGAACCGACGTAAATCATACCGGTCGCAATGTGGGTTAAAGCGTAGACGCCTCGAGCGGGGTTTTTCATAGGTAGCAGTGTAGCACCCCTGGGAGGTAGTAGCAAGTTACTCTCATCTACGTGACTAGGGAGGCGAGGCCGGGGGGTGGCATAGGCCCGTCCAGGCCGGGCCGGGGTGGCCGGTCCGAGGCCTCGCATGATGCGCGCATCATCACGCCCATACCATGCGCGCCGCATGAGATCTTTAGTCACCTACGGTGACTAACAATCCCACTACTGGTAGTGAAACCGGGCAAAATCCGCTTCGCCATGTATGGGCATCGTGCCCCTCAACCAACCGAAAGCGGACAAACTACCATGGCAAACCGGACCAACAAGGCAGCGATCGTTCCCGTCACAAGCGCAGCGCCCGTTGCGCTCGACACGGGCTTGCAGGCAATCCCGAGCACGGTCATAGCGGCGGTGCGCGACAACGTGATGGGCGAGCTTGCGCCAATGATGGGCGCGAAGCTGGCAAAAACACAAGTCAGCGAGGGGTACAAGCGGGACAGCGCCGCCGCCGACAACGCCGACGTGTCGACGCGTAAGGGCATCTACGTGCGTCTCGCCGGCGTGTCACTCGCCAGCAAGTACACCCAAGCGCACATAGATGCGGGCGTCGACGCCGCCGTCACGGCATACGCCGAGAGCCGCAACAGCGAACTGGACAAGGTGCAGCAAAATTCGCTGAAAACCTTTGCCGGCGAGTGCAAGCGTGTCATGCATCCCGCAGTCCGCGAGCATGTCGAGCAAGCGTACATCACCTGTGAGGCGCTGTGGGCGGCTGAGGGTGATGCGCTCAAGGCGGCGGCTGAGGGTGAGACGGTCGCCACGCCATACCGCGACGCGTTCAAGAAACTCGATTTCATGGTGAAAAACGCGAACGGCTTTTTAGGCGCATACATGCACAAGGATGCGACTGTGCGTTCGCTCGCCGGTAACCCGGAAGCGTTGGCGCAGCACGTCATCGCAACCGCTCGTGCGAACCCTGTGGCGGCGGCAAAGCGTATCGTCAGTGTTTGCGAGACGCTCGCCGAAATCTGCGAGCGGTTTCCTGATCAGGGGTTTCATACCCTGATCGCACAGTTGGGTGCCGTCGACGCGGACAAGCTGCGCCAGTTCGCGAAAGTGCGCGACGCCAAGGCGCTCGCCACGAACACGCTTGTGCCGACGCGCGTCGCACCACGCGCCGCCGCCACGCCGAGCGCCACGCCACCTGCCACTGCGGCTGAAGTGCAAGCCGGCGCAGACGATCTGTTGGGCGCGATGGAGCTGAAGAAACAGAACAGCGAGCTGAAGGCCATGCTGGCCGCCATCGTCGCGAAACTCGCGTAACACCTACACACCTACACTCGACGCCCGCAGCGCATATGCGCTGCGGGCGTTTTTTGTGCCTGCGCTCGCGCGTGTAGGTGTAGGTGTAACATACACCTACACCTACACCTACACCTACACCTACACCTACACCTGCACACCCGCAGAGCCTATAGGCTCTGCGGGTATTTTTGTGCCTAACGCACGCTAGATACTGTTATCTGGGACTATCACTACCAGTAGTGAACCTTGAACGACGCTATGTTTAACTATGGCTGGCGCGGGTATCTCGAGACCTATCCCGTTGATAATACGCGAATAGTCCTATCTGTTAAAACTAGTACCGCGTGATTTCGACCAATTTTAGGCAGGACTCGACCATTTAACTTGTTGATTTATCTTGGTTTTAGGTTTAGCCAGTCCCAAGTTACCTAATGATCCTATAAAAAAATATATATACGTGAGAACCTGACATCGAGTTGACGCCTCGACTGACTCAACCTTTTCTAAACCATCGTGTCGAAATGACGGTACTAATAGAACCGCTGGGATATCAATAGTTTAGCACGGTACTGATAGGGTATTAGTACCAGTACCAACTAGGCTATCGAGGCCGCAAGGCCGCGTCGGACCCCAATATGGGCCAAAAACTATGCACTTGACTGACAATCTGTGTGTCGCTAGCGTGTCACCGACGACACGTCAGCGACACGCAGAGGAGCACGATTTTATGCGCCGTCTCAATCTTTCGATCCCAGATCAGCTCGCTCGCTTCCTCGATCGCGAGCTTGCGCTAACTGGTAGGTTCGCGCCCGACTTGATCCGCCAGTACATAACCGATCGTCCGGAGTTCAAAGCGTTCGCCAAAAACTCCACTACCCGTAGTGAGACCGGACCGGAGCTGGCCGAGCAACTGGCCGAGGCTATCGTTCGCCCGTATATCCATAATCTCGAGATCGACGACGAGCGCCGCCCGCAGCTAGGTGAGACTGTACTCACGTATCGAGCGCGTCTAGCCAAGTCAGGCTTGGTCGAGCCGCGTTTCGACACAGACCCGCCTTGGGTAGATGGTGAGGTATAGACACATGGGTATGATATCGGTATCGAGCGACGTGGAAGACTTTCTGCGGCGCAAGCACGCACGCACACACCTGCCCGTGAACGTGCTCGTACATGAATACGTGTCGAGAGATAGGAATTTTGTCGAGTTCAGTAAGGCTCGCCGGAACCAGCCTAGCTCTAACCGCCCGGCCAGTGCCGGTAGCATACTAGGCGACAACGATCCCGTAGGGGAGTTCCTACGCGACGAGCTAATACGTACTGGCAAGTCCTACGTCCAATTGCTGCGTGAGTATGTAATGGATCGGCCCGAGTACAAGGCGCGATATAGGCGCAATAACCCACGTTATTAGCTAGGCGAATACTTGTGCGCTAACCGTAGTCCATTTCAGCCCCAAAAGATTTTTCTTGACATATGCTACGAATACTGTATAATGGGCAAATCAAGAGCGAGGAACGCCTTGACGTGGCAACGGGATGTCCGGTGTCACTACCAGTAGTGGAGCTAGTGAGCCATGAAGATAGACGGCATCAACGTGTACCCGAACGTCACCAGTGAGCGCGTCATGGATTTGGTCGAGTTCGCCATGTGCTCGCTCGAGAACCCGGGCATCTGCATCGCCTGCGGCGCGGACGCCGACGGGTGCGAGCCTGATGCGCGCCGCTACGAGTGCGAGGAGTGCGGCGAGCGCGCGGTGTACGGCGCGGAGGAGCTGGCGCTGTATATGTTCTAGTTTTAACTTTCGGTAAGTAGTGCCGCCGACCCTCGCCGGGTCGGCGGCGCGAGGTGTGTAGGTGTAAACGGGTCGAGATTGGCTCGGCCCACTGACGGTAGTGGAGTTAGTACCATGAAGATCAAACATTATCGTTTTGTCGTGAACGGCGTGATGCCGTTCCCGTGCGACATGCTACGCTACGACATGTGTCACCCCTACGACAGCGAGAGCGCGGCGGCGATCGCCGCGAGTATTCACGGGGGGTCGAGAGAGGGCACTTACCGGGTCGAGTTGGTGGGCAGTCATCCTCCAACGGATGGCCGTTGGAGGTCGTTCATGTGGACGGTAGTGGACGTGAACGAGATCAGGTAGCCTGCCTTTACCCGCCGCGCCGGTCACCGGCGCGGCGGTTATAGGTGTGTAGGTGTCGGACAATGGTGTTCGGCACTACCAGTAGTGGGAGCTAGTGTTATGAAGTACGAAGTAGTCGTCACTTATCGCGGCATCTGCACATACATCGTCGAGGCGGATACGCCGGAAGCGGCGCGGGAGAATGCCAGCGAGGCGTTCAGCACCGGCGAGACCGCGCCGGTACTGGGCAACGAGTGGGAGGAAATCGAGAGTGTGGGCGACGCTCACCTCATACCATAAGGAGCTAGTGACCAAATGGAGCGGGAATATGATGACAGCGACATCCGGGCGGCGACGCGCGGCCTGAACATGTACAGGCTGTCTATACGGGAGCTGTCGAACCTGCGCGACGAGCACGACAAGCGCGTGTTCGCCTCACGGGTGATCCGTGAGGCGGCTTCGCGCATGATCGTCGTGAAGACTGTTAACTTGAGGGAGCTGGTGTGATGGAAAAGCGCATAGAAGCAGGCATCGAGCTACTCGACAGCCTTCACGCCGAGCTTGAAATTTTCACCGGGCAAGGGGAGGAATTTTACGACGATTTGTTCAATCGCCTTGGGTACATAATCGCCGTGCTAAAAGGAGAAATCGACACCGCCGACGCGCCTGACGACGAGAGCGCGGCGGAGCCGCGCTTCATGGTGCCCGTCAAGCGCGACGATGGTACGATCGAACCTGTGTACCTGCCGGCTTATTGGGACGAGGACGGCAACCTGCGACAACGTAAGTAAGCGTTGTCGATATACACCCAACCAACCCCGCCACGGCAGGCCGTGGCGGGGCTTTTTGGTGTCTACTACCAGTAGTGAAGAGGGAGCTAGTGTAATGTTCGACATAAAAGCGACTGAGTTTTTCCTACTGATCGGGGCCGGGATCGTGATCGTGGGACCGATCGCCGGCGTGGTTGTGCTCGTGCTGACCGACCCGTTTGTCGGGATATTTCTCGGTGCTGTGTACGCAGTCATGTGGTGCTGCGCGATGTACGGTAAAACTCATCCAAGGGAGGTCGATAGTGACGAGTAAAACCTGGCATAAATGGTCGCCGGACGACATCCTCGTCCTGCAGACCGGGTGGCGCAACAACGTGTCCGCTTATGTGATAGCCGCGCGGCTCAACCGCCCGTGCGGCGCGGTGCAAACCAAGGCGTCGGAGTTAAAACTCCGCCGCCCGGGTAGGCGCAAATGGTGGCATGTGAGTGAGTTTCTGAAAAGGGGATCGAGATGAAACAGTGTTACGTGTTCGACCTCGACGGCACGCTGGCAAATATCGAGCACCGGCTGCACTACATCAAGGGCGAGTCTAAGGACTGGCGCGGGTTCTTCGCCGCGTGTGGTGGGGATACCCTGATCACGCCGGTGTGGCGGCTCTATGACCACCTCGCCGCCTCCGAAGACCGCGCCTGCGGCCGGTACGGGCTTATTATCATGAGCGGGCGCTCGGACGAGTGTCGTGACCAGACGGTCGAGTGGCTCGACAGTCACGACATCCACCCCAACGCGCTCTACATGCGAAAGGCGGGCGATCACCGGCCGGATCACGTTCTCAAGCGCGAGCTACTAGATATAATGCGAGGCCAGGGGTGGGAACCCATCCTGTTTGTCGACGACCGAAAGCAAGTGGTCGATATGTGGCGTTCGCTGGGGTACATGGTGCTGCAATGTGCGGAAGGAGATTTTTGATGATCACTACCAGTAGTGCGGAGTTGCTAAAAACCCTCAAGGCGATCGTCGCGGCCTACGAGCGCGACGGCAATATGCTGTCCGCCAGCGTCAACATCGCAGACATCAAGTCCTATCTGGCAGGCGTCGAGGGCGCGGCGGACATGCAGGCCGAGACGGCTGAGGAGCGCGCCGCGTCTCTCGAGGCCCGGCGGCAGGCTTATCCGCCGGCGCTGCGAAAGTATCAAGTCACCATCGGCGCTGACTTGAGAGCCTACGCGACGGTGACCGTGGAGGCTCCCGACGAGGATGTGGCGTGGAACGAGGCGCGCAAGGTCCTCCACGTTCTACAGGACAGCATGGGCAAGATGGTCGAGTTCGAGGCGGACTACCAGACGCTCCACGATCTCGAGCTGCTGGAGGATCTGGTCGATATCACCGACCACTAACCACCAGCATCCACCTACTACATCAGCCCCGCCGCCGGTGAAAATCCAGCGGCGGGGCTATTTTTTTGTACCAGTTTTATACCAAAATCAGGCGTCGATAACACCTGATCAGGCCTAAAAAATAGTTCTTGACATACGTTCACAATAAGATTATAATGCGATTTCAATTGGTTAGCTGGTTTTCAGCAGGGCCGCCGGTCCCCCTACCGGTAGTGGAGCTAGAGTACGATGAACTTAGAACAGGCTAAGAATATCCTATTCCATACGCATATCTCCTGCCTCGCGGCGGGTGAGCGTGCGCATGGTTACGTGCTTCAGTCGGGTCCCGGCGTCGGCAAGACCGACAGCCAGTACCAGCTCGCGGAACAACTCTGCAGATATCTCAACCTGCCCGTCGGGCTGCGGTCCCAGATGCTCGCCGAGATCACCGGCCCGGATGTTAGGGGTTTTATGATCCCGGTCAAGCGGGAGGGGTCGATCATTCCGATGACCGTCTTCTCGACCCCACCGTGGTATCCCGACAACACTAACATCTACGTGTTCGAGCCGCTGCCCGACGGCAGCGTGACCATGCACATGCCCGGCGAGTGGCAGGGTCCACTACCAGTAGTGGGAATACTGTTCCTCGACGAATGGGGACAGGCCGACGAGGACGTGCGCAAACCCGCCGCGTCGCTGATCCACCAGGGCAATGTCGGCACCTGCGAGCTGCCCATGGGCTGGCGCGTCGTCGCGGCACAGAACCGGCCGAGTGATCGTTCAGGTGTGCAGCGCGAGCTGATGCACATCGTGAACCGGAGGTGTCTGCTCGACATCGACCCCGATCTGGCGACGTGGCTGAATTGGGCCGACGATCAGCCGGACGGTAAGAGACCCCACCACCTGACGCGCACCTTTGCCCGTAAGGAGCCGGGGATCGTCTTCAGGCCCACCTTACCCGACACCGCCGACCCCTACTGCACTGCGAGATCCCTCTGCGCGATGGATCTCGATATACGGGTGCTTAGGTCCGAGGAGGACAAGCTGCGGGACAAGCTCCCCATGTCGGAACTCGCAAGGGAACTCTGCGCGGGCTTTATCGGCAAACCGGCGGCGGCGCAGTTTTTCACGCATCTGCGCTTCGCCGACGAACTCCCGGATCTGCAGGACATCCTCGACACCCCCGCCGAGGCTAAAGTCCCCGACGGCAAGGACGCGCAGATGATCGTCGCCTACATGCTCGCCGACGTGGTGACTGAGGACACGGCGTCACCGGTGTTCAAGTACGTCACCCGCCTGTCCCGCGAGATGCAGATCCTCGCGGTGGGCGTGATGACGGGCAAGTCCGACGTGGCGGTCGAGGACGCGGCGAAGTCGCTGCGGCAGGTCGAGCGCACCAAGGCGCTGGTTGTGCTGCCCGAGTACACCCAATGGCTCCTGCGGCACAAGGACGTGCTGCTCGCGTCGCAGATGTAGGAGTGAGGAGCATGGCAAAATTTAGAGTGACAGAGCGTGTCCCATGCTGGGTTACGTGGACTTACGAGATCGAGGCCGACGACGCGGACGCGGCTTATGCCGCGTACTGCGACGGCGACTATGGCGCTCCCATTTGCGAGCCTGACATTGGCGAGAGCATCGACTACGCCGGTGACTCTCAGATCGACGTGACCCCTATAACTACTGGTAGTGGGTTTTGCCGCGAGTGCGGCGCAGCCATGTTCATCACTGAGACCGGCGTCGCCCATCACGGCGCGCCGGACGAAATCGATTACGACGCTGACGCCGACCATGTGGCGCTAGAGGAAGGAGAAGCCCAATGAATGATTTAGCACCTGTCACCGCGAAAGACGTGACGAACGCGATACGCGAAGCGGCTATGCTCGCCTATGTGAGCATCGGCTCGTGGAGTGCAACAGAACGAGATGATGACTTGATGGAGGAGGTGAAGAAAAACCACAACGCGTCGGGCGACGTGGGGACCGTCATTAAGTTCCTGATGACCGGCGCGGACAGTAAGTTAAAACAGGTTCGCGCGTCCTATCAGGCGGTGCGCAACCACCACTACAAGCTCACCCTCCCCTGGGTGGTCGACCCCTCGTCGCCCTCGCAGAAGGGGCCTAGGTTGTTGCCGCATTTGTTATACAACAAATACGTCACCGAGGTGTCGGCGAAGCGGCGGGAGGCGTTGAGCGTGCTGGATGAGTTTCTGATCGACTACCCGCGTCTCGCCGGCGTGGCCCAGCAGCAGCTGGGCAGCATGGTCTCGGCCAGTAGTTACCCGTCGGTGGACGACCTGAAGAAACGGTTCCGGCTTCACGTCGACTTCCAGCCCATCCCCGACAGCTCGGGGTTTAGCGGGCTGGATCAGCACATGCTGGAAAGGTTGTCTAAGAACCTCGCGCGCAAGCAGGCTCTACAGGCGACCGACGCGATGCAGGTGGTCTGGGTGCGTGCCCGCGAACGCATAACCACCCTGGCCGAGCGGATGAAACTCGAGACCCCCGACGAAAAGAAGAAATTCAAGGAGGCCACGATAGAGAACGTGCGCGAGTTGCTCACGCTCCTGCCGGGGTGGAACGTTACGGGGTCGCCATTGGTCACCGAGATCACCAACGACATCGAGCAGATGTTGGAAGGTATCGACGGCACGGTGGTCAGGTCGAGTCCCGCTGCCCGTAGTGCGACCGCCGACGCGGCAGAGAAAATTCTCCAGAAGCTCCAATCCTGGGGCATCTAGTAAACTAAAAGGAGCTAGCCATGTTACCTACTAGAGTTAAACTCACCTATCGTCAAGAACAAGTCATGGACGAGGCCTTTGTGTCGTTCATGAATTTCTGCCCGTTCTTCGCGTATTACTTCTACGACCAGATGGAGGTGTACTACACCGCCGACTTCCAGACCGCCGCGACCGACGGGAAGCGGGTGTTTGTCAACCCGGCCTACATGGAAACCTTAAAGCCGATGGAACGGTGTTTCGCGCTGGCACATGAAACCTATCATGCGATCTATAAGCACCCGACCCGCATGAAGTTTTACCTTAAAGAGGGCACCATCCTCGGGCTGCCTTTCGTCAAGGAACTCTTTAACGTGGCGGCGGACTACGTGATCAATGCGGATCTGGTCGATCAGCAGGTGGGCACCTGCAATCCCGAGTGGCTGTACGACCCCAAGATCAAGGCCAGTGAGCTGACCGAGGAGGTCTACAAGAAGCTCTGGAGCCAGCTTCCCCCGCCGCCACCGCCACCGCCACCGGTAGGTCCGCAAGGCCCCGGCCCGTGCACACCACAGGGTCCGGGAGACAAACCCGGCACTACTGGTAGTGGGAACCCTCCGCCGCAAATGCCGCCGCCGCAGACTAAGGGACCGGCGGGCCGGCCCGGCGGCGATAAGCACGCCAACCAGAGCGGCGGGCGGATGGACGAGATCCTCGAGCCGCAGACCGATCCGGTGAACGGGAAGGAGGATCTTCCAAGCGAGATGGAGTTCCGCGAGGCCATCACACGGGCCGAGGCGGCGGCGCGGCGGGCGGGGAAGCTGCCCGGTAATCTGCAGCGGGTGATCGACGAGATCAAGGAGCCTACGGTCTCGTGGAAGGACGAGATCCGTCTCAAGATCACCGGCAAGGTGGGTAACCGGCGCGAGGACTGGAGTAGACCAAACCGGCGCAGGATCGTGCTCAATCCCATGATCTACCTGCCCGCCAAGCAGGGCAACGGCGCGGAGCTGGTCACCGTGGTGATCGATACCTCGGGGTCGATCTCGCCCCGGGAATTAGACGCGTTCTTCTCGGAGACCGCCGCGATCCTCAACGAGTGCCGGCCCAAAAAGGTACAGCTCATATGGTGTGACTGGGTGGTCCAGAAGGTCGACGAAGCTAGATCACTGGATGAGCTTATGGGCCACCGCGTCGGCTCGCCGGGCGGCGGGGGTACGAGCTTCAAGCCGCCCTTCGAGTATCTGGTGGAACACAAGCTCGTGCCCGACGCGCTGATCTACTTCACCGACCTCTGCGGGGATTTCCCCGACGAACCCGCATACCCGGTGATCTGGGCCTCGATCACCCCGGCGAAGGGTCCGTGGGGCGAGACCGTCCACGTCAAGGTGACGTGATGGAGGTGTGGCGTGAGCACCCACAGCTGACCGGGCTGTGGGTGTCCGACCAGGGGCGCGTGTGGCGCGAGGCGTACACTACTGTGTGGCCTAACGGTAGGGAGCGACACCTCGAAGCGTGCGAGCTTGAGCCTCGAGTAGGGTGGAAGGGGTATCGGTATATTTCGTATCGTCGACAGGGTTCCTATCGAGTTCATGTTCTGATGCTCGAGACTTTTGTCGGCCCGCGCCCGCCCGGTCTTCAAGCATGTCACAACGACGACGATAAAGACCATAACCGCATCGACAACCTGCGTTGGGATACACCTGCCGGCAACAGCGCGGATATAGTCGCTCGCGACGGGGTGCCGCACCGGTACGGTGAAGCGCATCCTGTTACCCGATACTCGTCAGTCGTCGTGGCTGCTATAAAAGCATCGACAGGTACACACGCATCGATAGCGCGGCGATTTGGCGTGAGTGAAAGACATGTAGGCGGTATACGCAACGGTAAAACGAGGACCAGAGGATGAGTAATACTAGCGAATGCTCAGAGTGTACTTTGTGCTGTCGCATCCTGAAGGTCGATGAGCTAGAGAAACCTGCGAATATTTGGTGTGTACACGCTATACCCGGCGTGGGGTGCGGCATCTACCAGATCAGGCCCGCTGCCTGTGAGGAGTGGTCGTGCGTCTGGTTGCAATCACAGTCCCGTTTTGACGGGATGCGGATGGGACCCGAACTGCGGCCCGACAGGTGTCATGTGATCGTCGACACCATGAAGGACAAATCGGGTTTTATCTTGCGGGTCGATAAGAGCTACCCCGACGCTTATCGTAAGCCCCGCATCCAGCACATGATCAAGTACTTCCGCGAACGGGGTTTGCGGGTGATCGTGGCGTGCGGCGGTCGCAGAAAGGAGCTGTTATGATCCAGTGGGTTATGCACGGGTGGTTTGCCTGGGGCCGGACCTACGACCAGATGGTCCTGTGGCCGTCGCTCAAGCGTATAGCGCACGAGCGGGGTGGTGATGTGCGCCACGCGCGCGCCGCCTTCGCCTTGCACGCGATGCACGACTCGGCTTGGCTGTGCCTTGGGCACGAGGAGATAATCCATCGCATCGAAGAGCTGCCGGTATGATCCCGACCGGGGTGTTCGAGTGGCAGGACGCGCCGCACTGGATCTTCACCTGCGACGGGATGATAGTCTTCACGGTGAAGCAATGGATGGGCGAGGCCGCTACGTACTTCGCGGTACAAATGAGCAAGACAAACGCAGGAGGTGAAACAACAGTCGAAATATTATACATGTCACTCGACGGCATGACCGGGTACTATCAAGTAACATTCGAGCACCATCCCTTCCCGTCGCTCTTAGTGGTGCGCCGGGACAACCAGACCAAAGTAACGGAGCTAGATGATCATGAGCAACTATAGACTGGACTCGAGCAGTCAAGCTCGTTCTGAGATTTTCAACGCGGCGCAGAACCTATTGCGCAAGAACGTGGCGCTGCACCAGCTGGGCTGCCCGCTTAACCGTAACGATGTGTTCACCGCCGTCACCACGGAAGAGGACCGCGCGGCGTTTGATCAGATGAGAAAGCGGGGGTACTATCTGCCGACCAACTACTACGCCAACGCCTGGGTGCGCGGCGAGGGGGTGACCAACGCGTCGAAGGTCAGGTTCCGCGCTGCGGCGATGCCCTACGTGGATAGCGACCGCACCGAGGTTACCTTCAACCTCGACAGCCTCGACGACAAAAAGCGCGCGAGTTTTATTAAGTGGCTCAATGCGTTGAACCGCGAGACTAGGTTGTCAAGCGCGGCGGTCAAGCTGGCGCGCGAGTTTGTCAACAGCCGTTGCGGCGACAGCGTCGCGAGCATGCACAGAAGGTGGCCCGAGTTTATGCTGGTGCTGACATCCATGCACAAACCCTGGCCAGACCGGGCGCGCAGCCTGGGTAAGGTCCGCATGCAGCAGTACGAGTGGGGCGCGCATTACCAGTGGTATCTCGAGAACATAAAGCGGATCGAGATCGTCGGCGGGATGCTCGCCGGCGCGACGATGATCACCGTGCCCGAGAACAAGGGTGAGGTCGGGGCCGAGATTGTCGATTGGGACAAGACGCCCAAGCCTGTGGTACAACCTGACGACGGGGGCGAGCCATGATCGTCACGCTGGATTTTGAAACGCATTACCATCAGCAGGAGTACTCGCTCTCCAAGATGAGCGAGGTCGAGTACCTGCTCGATCCGCGCTACGAGACCATCATGTGCGCGGTTAAGCTCGGGTCGCGGCCTACCAGGGTATTTGTGGGACACGATAGGATTAAACAAGCACTCGACCTAATCCCTTGGGATCGTGTAGCTCTCCTAGCTCACAACACCCGCTTCGACGGCGCGATCCTGGCGTGGAAGTACGGGCATATCCCCAAGTTGTACCTCGACACGCTCTCCATGGCGCGCGCTACTACCCACTGGTCCCTAGGGAGATCCTCCCTAGGGAAGGTGTCTGAGTATCTCGGCCTGCCCCCCAAGGGCGACGAAGTGGTGCGCGCAAGCGGTAAACGCTTGCGCGACTTTACCCCCGACGAGCTGGCTGCGTACCAAGCCTACTGCGCCCGCGACAACGATAACTGCTACGCGATCTTTGAGATCCTGCGCTCGCGCTTCAACGCGACCGAATTAAGTCTGATCGACATCGTGCTGAGAATGTTCGTGCTCCCCCAGGTCAAGCTGGATACCCAGACATTACAACGACATCTCGACGAGGTGCAGGCCGAGAAACTGAGGGTACTCGCGGAAGTCGAGGCCAACGTGGACAAGAGTGTATTTTCTTCCAACGTCAAATTTGCAGATCTTCTGGCATCATATGGTGTCGAGATCCCGATGAAGACCTCTCCCACTACCGGTAGGGAGATCCCCGCTTTGGCAAAAGGCGATTGGCTTTTCAAGGAGTTGTGTGTCGACGAGAGCCAGCCCATCCAGGTCCAGGCCTTGTTGGCCGCGCGCATGTCGAGTAAGTCCACCCTCGAAGAGACGCGCACAAGAAATCTCTTGGCGCTATCCCAGCTCCACTGGCCCGCACAAGGGACGGGCTGGGCGACGGTGCCCTTGAAATACTCCGGCGCGCGGACCCATCGCCTGTCGGGGGATGGGGGAACCAACTGGCAGAATTTCCGCCGGGGGTCGACTATCCGCCGCGCCATCTATGCACCGCCGGGGTACAGGATTGTGCACCGCGATGCCAGCCAGATCGAGGCGCGCATGGTCGCGTGGCTGGCTAAGTGCCAGCCGTTGCTTTCTGCATTTTCCGAGGGGCGTGATGTGTATTCGGAGTTTGCCAGTCAAGTGTACGACAAGCCGGTCACTAGGGCTGACATAAAAGAAAGGTTCGTCGGCAAGACGGCCATCTTGGGGTTGGGTTATGGCTGCGGCGCGGCGAAGTTCCGGCATATGTTGTTTATTGGTAACGGCGGCGACAGTTATAAGATAGAACTCGAGGAAGCCCAACGTATCGTGCGCTCGTACCGGGTCACATACATCGAGGTCACCGAGCTGTGGAACTCGATGACGCTGGTGATCGAGCAAATAATCCACACTCAGGACTTGATGGGCATAGTGCACCGCGCGACCTTGGGCGGGCTGGCCGCGAGCCTGCCCGTCAAGGCCGACAACCAGAGCATCCTCCTGCCCAACGGGATGAAGATGGTCTACCCCAACATCCGTCACTACCGTAGTGGGGAAAAGATCGAGGTGTGCTACGACGACCCCTACGGTATCACCCAAAAACTCTACGGGGCTAAGTGTTTGGAGAACGTGAGCCAAGCTTTAGCCAGGATCATCGTCACCGACATCGCGGTGCAGATGAAACATGTCACCGGGTGGGTGCCCTTCTTGAGTACGCATGACTCACTCGACTACTGCGTACCCGAGGGGCTGGCGCGCGACACGGACTACCATCTCGAGTATCTGTTCGAGCAGACGCCCGACTGGGCTAAGGGATTACCCCTCGCCAGCGAGGGCGGCTGGGGTGTGACCTTGGCCGACGCCGAGAAAGGTGTGAACCAATAAGTGAAGGGTGCTTCCAATGATCCTCCCGCTGTTCCCCGGCCCGCACGCGCGGGTCGCCGACCCGGCCACCTCGCACATGGCGATCCCCGAGAAGCTCACCGCTCAGGCCTTTAAGGTTTTGATGGCGTACCGCACCGGCTTGCTCCTGCTGGACATCGAGGCCTATGCCCGCGTCGGCATGGTGGGCCACCAACGGTGTACGGACCTGCGCCGCGCCGGGTTTATCGTGCGGGTCGATCGCAAGCAGATGCCGTCGGGCAAGGACGGTTACCGCTGCCGGATCACCCTGGCGGGGGTGGCGTGGCTAAAGACGATGCTGTCGAAGGATAATCCGCTATGAGTTTCGCATGGTCGTACTCGCGACTGAAAAATTTCGAGACCTGCCCGAAAAGATCCTGGCACTACGACATTGCCAAGGATGTGAAGGAGCCGGAGACTGCCCAGCTGGCGGAGGGCGGCGCGGCGCACAAGGCGCTCGAGAACCGCATCAGGCATAACACCAAGCTGCCGCTGCCGTACCTGCACTACGAGCCGATGATGGCGCGCCTCGCTGCCCTGCCCGGTCAGATATACCCCGAGCAAAGGCTAGCTCTAACCAAAGACTTTAAGCCGACGCCTTTCTTTGGCGGCACAGCGTGGTTCAGAACAGTGATTGACTTCTGTAATATTCGTGATAAACTAGCTGCGGTCATCGATTACAAGACCGGGAAGATTACTTCCGACATGACGCAGTTACAGTTGATGTCCGCGACGATACTTCATACCGACCCGGGTGTAGAGCGGGTGAAGGCTGCGCTGGTCTTCGTGAACAACAACCACGCTGAGCGGGCGGAGTTTGTGCGGGGAGATATCCCCGAGATCTGGGGCGAGATTTTACCGAGGGTGAACAAGCTGGAGGCGGCGATCGATGCCCAGGAGTTTCCCCCCAAGCCGGGAGGGTTATGTAAACGCTACTGCGCTGTGGTCAGCTGTCCTTACCATGGACGAGGAACGCACTGACAGCGACCTGATCGCGGCGGTCCGCAGGCAGGTCGAGTGCGGCGTCGTGTTCGAGGCGCGCGAGAGCACGATGACTTTAGAGCCTGTCCTCGTCGCGTCGTTCAGGGATCACTATTGCTCCACGCTGCTCGAAAACGGGTCTCGCGATGCAAAGGACGAGCGGGAACATATGACCGAGATACTGACGATGGCGGTGATCGACCGCATGGTGCGCAAGCAACTACCCGAGGGGGTAAACCGGCGGGTCGACATCGCGGTCACCACCGACCCGCACGTACTGAGGACTAGACTTATAGTCCGCGCGGCGGACGGCAGGGTGTGGTCGACCTATCTCGAGCATACCAAGTACGACGGGATATCTTACGCGGCAAAAGTACCCGATGAATTTGTCGCCCATCTGTGCGTGGCGATCTGATGGCAGTCACGCCGGAAGGCAAGGTTAAGATGGCGGTCAACGCGGTGCTGGCTAGGTACGGCGATGATGTCTACTGGTACATGCCCGTACCGGGAGGATACGGGCGCTCGGCGCTGGATTACTTAGGATGGGCTACGGGGCTGGCGTTCGCGATCGAGACTAAGCGACCCAAGGGAAAGTTAACCCCTAGGCAGGAGGTGACGATCGAACAGATGAAGCGGGCCGGCGCGCGGGTGTTCGTGATCGATGGGCCGGATGGGGTTTCTGAACTCGAGAGGTGGCTCACTACCGTTAGTGCAGCCAAGGGAGCTAGATAATGTACGTCACCGCAGACACTAAACACATCGTCGTCGACTGGCGGGCAGATCTTGCCAACGTCATACCGCACGCTCGCGACATGACTTATGGCGGCAAGCGCATGCTCTTGCTGCCTAACGAGTACCAGTCGGCAAAGGTAGCGCGCAACCTCGGCGTCCCCGTGCCCGCGCCGATCCTCACGCGGTATAAGTGGGCGGGGTCGAGGGTGCCGTGGCGCACCCAGAAGATCACCTCGGCGCTGCTGACCGAGAGCGCGCGGGCCTTCGTCTTGAACGAGTTTGGCACCGGCAAGACCGCGAGTGTGATCTGGGCTTGTGATTATCTGCGCGGGGTACACGCTATCAGGAGGGTGCTGATCACCGCTCCGCTCTCCACGCTGACCCCGGTGTGGGAGGCTGAGCTGTTCAAGCTGGTGCCGCTCGCCCGTGTCCAGGTTTTACATGGCACCCGCGAGGAACGCCTGCGCCGCCTCGCGATCGACGCCGACTACTACATCATCAACCACCACGGGCTGTCCCTTATGAGAGACGCCCTCATCAAGAAGGGGTTTGACGTTTTCGTTATAGATGAACTGGCGGTGTTCAGGAACAAATCCACTGAGCTGTGGAAAGCCGCGAACTCGATTATCAGGGAGACACCCAAACTCATCCAGCATGTGTGGGGGTTGACCGGGTCGCCGACGCCCAAGGCACCGACCGACGCCTGGGCGCAGGTCCGCTTGCTCACACCTGACCGCACGACTACTTCGCTCACCCGGTTCCGCGACATGACCATGCGGCAGATCTCGGGGTTCAAGTGGTTGCGCCGGCCGCAGGCACAGGAGATCGTCTACGAGGCGATGCAGCCCAGCGTCAGGTTTGCGTTGACCGACGTGGCCGAGTTACCCCCGACGATCTACCAGAACCTGAGTATTGAACTCGAACCCCAGACCAAGCACGCCTACAAGACCCTGTTTGACAAGATGGCGATCCTGACCAACAAGGGCGAGACCGTCACCGCCGTCAACGAGGGCGTACTGCAGTCGAAACTCCTGCAGGTATCATTGGGCTACATCTACAATGACAACAAGGGCACGATAACCCTGCCGAACAAGTCGCGTCTCGAAGCGACGAGTGACCTTATCGACCAGACCAACCGCAAGGTCATTGTGTTTGTGCCGTTTATCCATGCGCTTGAGGGGGTGGCGGCACATCTTCAGAAGGACCACGCCATAGCGGTGGTACATGGGCAAACCCCGATCGGGTTGCGCAACAAGATCTTTCGCCGGTTCCAGGAGGAAGCCGAGCCGCGCATCATCGTCGCACATCCCGCGTGCATGAGCCACGGGCTAACTTTGACAGCCGCTAATACTGTGATCTGGTTTGGGCCTGTAAATAATTACGAGACATACGAGCAAGCTAACGCTAGAATAATTAGGCCGGGGCAAGTATCCAAGACAATAGTCGCCCACATAACTGCGACGCCCGTCGAACGACTTGCCTATAAGCGCCTCCAAGACCGGGGAAATTTCCTCGGTATGTTGCTCGAACTCTTTCATCAGCAAGAGTTGGAGTTTTAACACTACTGGTAGTGGAGCTAGAAACATGACACCAGCGCAACTGATCGACAAGTACATCCAGCTACGAAACGCCGTCGCTACCATAAAGGCAAAACACGTCACCGAACTCGAACCCTACACCAAGGTGATGCAGCAGATCGAGACCGAGCTGCTCGATCACTTGAATAAGAACCAGCTCGACAGCATCAACGGCCCCAAGGGGACCGCGTATAAATCCACCGTCACCAGCGTGACGGTCGACAACTGGTCAGCGACACTCGACTACATCCGCACGCATGAGCTGTGGGATTTACTAGAGGCGCGCGTCGCTAAAAATTCCACGCTGACCACGATGGAAGAAACCAAGAAGGCCGTCCCCGGGGTCAAGGTATCCCAGGCTGCGGTCTTGCGCGTCCGCGCGTCCTAGCGTCAAATGCTCACCAGTCCCGAAAGGACCACCCACATGAAAACGAACTCTCCTGCTACCCTCGACAACCGGGCACTCCCGGCTGCTTTCGCCGGCCGTCAGCGGTCCGGCATGCTCGACCACGCCCGCGCCGGTGTGCAGTCCTCGTTTGCCGTCGTCGGTTACAAGGGCAAAAACTGGCGGCTCAAATACCGTGGCGAGGAGAACCTCGTGCGCGATGGGCAAGGCCGTCCGATGAACGACCTCGAAGTGGTCATCGTCGGCATCGCGCCCAACGTGGCGAAGACTTTCTACGCCAAGGCCTACGCCGATGGAGACGACAATGCCCCCGACTGTTTTTCGCTGGACGGCGTACAACCGGATGCCAGTGCACCCAAGAAACAGAACCCAACCTGCGGAAACTGCCCCAACAACCAGTGGGGAAGCCGCATCACCGACAACGGCAAGCGCGCCAAAGCCTGCGCCGACAGCCGGCGCATCGCAGTAGTCCCGAGGGGGGACATCGAGAACGAGAGCTACGGCGGCCCTATGCTCCTGCGCATCCCCGCGACCAGCTTGCCCAACCTCGCCGGTTACGCGGACTTCCTCACCCGCAAGGGCGCGGATGTCCCGTGGGTAGGAACTAAACTCAGCTTCGACTACGACGTGGCTTACCCAAAACTCGTGTTCGAGACCACTGGGTTTCTCTCGGACGCCGAGGCGCAAGCTGTGCTGGAGGCGATGGAGAACCCGCTGATCGAGCGCATGCTGCACGACGCCGGCCCTACCGAGTCGGCTCCCGCAGCAACGGCGGGGGCTGATACGATCCCGGGCCGGCCACCCGCCGCGATGACGGGAGGTGTGGTCACGCCGCTGCGCCGCGCTGCGGGTACGCCGACACCGGAACCCGAGCCGGTAGGCGATCCTGAGCCTGAGCCGGAACCCGAGGGTGAGCCTGAACCCACGCCGCCCGTCGCTGCGCAGGGCAGGCCCAACCCGTTTGCTGCGGCAACGCAGCAGCAGGTGGTGGTCCAGCAGTCCAAGCCTAACGGCGCGGCGAAGCCGGCGCGGCGCACGGCAAGTGCGGTCACCGTGCCGGAGAAGGCACCGGCCGATCTGGAAAGCGCAATCGATGACCTGCTCTCCGACTTAGCCTAAGCCCCCTCAATGCGAAGGGGAGCGGGTTGCCGCCCGCTCCCCTTCATCGTCTGCCGAGGACCACCCACATGGACCTAGAGCAGTTCTTGGATCGCATGGTCGCACCGGGAAACTTCCTGGCTCTGTCGACCAAAGGTGATCGAGGACTATTTAATTCGTTCTTCCCTCGCGACAACCTCGCCGCCGCAGCCGGACATATACATCATCACTGCGACACACTAGGTCGAGACACATGGTACGCCGTCGCCAGTTACACTTCCGCAAACCTCGATGGAAATTATTACAAGGGGTTTCGCGGTAAATCAAACACTCAAGCAATCAAATCGTTCTGGTATGACGCGGACATCTCCCGTGCGGGGGACGGCAAGGACCCATCTAAAACCTACGCCAACGATAAAGAAGTGGCGCAGTGGGTCCGGGGGTTTAGTCAAGCGACTGGTTTCCCACTGCCAAACGTCTGGATAAAATCCGGCTACGGCATCCATTTATACTGGGTGCTTGTCGACGCGCTGCCTTCGCACGAGTGGGAGCTATACGCTGAGGCGTTCAAGGCCCTGCTCGTAGCCAACGGCGCGCGCGGCGACATTGGCATAACCACCGACGCCGCTCGAATACTCAGGATACCTGGGACATTTAACTACAAGGTGCCGGGCCAGCCCGCACCTTGTTACATCATGCTCGACTACCCCGATCACCCCAACGATGAGGTGTTGTCGAAGCTCGTCACTACCAGTAGTGCGGCTAGTCTAGGCCAACCAAGCAAGGCCTTTACCCAATCGACATCCATGGCCGCGAACGCCAAGGCGGGGATGTCCGGTCCGCTGCGCGATTTCGAGCAGATCTCCCGCAGCTGCGCGCAGGTCGCGACATCCCTCATAGAGAATGGCGCTAACGACGGCAGGAATTTGTGGCGGCACATGCTCACCCTCGCACATTTTTGTGAGGATGCAAGGCAGTGGTCGCACGAGATAGGCCACACCCATCCGACCTATGACGCGGACAAGACCGACAAGGAGGTCGATCTCGTCGCTCACGAGATCGACACCAAGGCCGGTCTAGGACCGCCGCTCTGCACCACCTTCAATGCCGAGCGCCCGGGGATATGCCCGACATGTCCGCACTGGGGAAAGGTCAAGTCGCCTATTGCAGTGGGTCTGCTGCAACAACCGGCTACACCCGACGACCTGCCGTCCGGTTACCGGCGAACCAACGGCCGGCTCGAGTTTCAGGATAAAGAAACTAAGGAATGGGAGTGGTTCTTCGAGGGTGATGTCCTCGAAGGGCTTGTCGATAAGGTCGGGGAGCGCACCCGGTTTATGTTCAAGCAGGTGCGTTCCGGCAAGGTCGATTGGCCTGTGCTGTGGCACGACGAGGTCAACCACAAATCGGGACATGCCGTGCTGTCGCGCGCGGGGGTCGTGTTAAATCACTGGAACGTCAAACATTTTGTGAGCCTGATCATGGCCTGGATCGACCAGCTTCTAAAAGCAACCCAGCAACTCGACAAGCCGCTACCGAGTTTTGGCTGGGGCTATGAGAACGGAGCCTATACCGGGTTCGCCTTGGCTCGTACCTTTTATGGGGCAGACGGGGTCGAGCGTGCCTCGCCCAGTGGTGAGCTGACCTTAGTCAACTACTACCGGCCCGAGGGCACACTGCCTGAGTGGCAGGACGCGGCGCGTTTCGTCGCGGCCGACGTACCCGAGATCCACTGTGCTATCGCCGCGTCCTTTGGCGCGCCCTTGCTCAGGCTTAGCGGCGAGAACGGCGGCTGTGTTTCGTTTGTCGGTCCGTCGGGCGTCGGCAAGTCATCGGCCTTTATCGCCGGTGCGTCTGCTTGGGGCGACCCGCAGAAGACCATGTTTTCCCTCGACGATACATTTAACTACCAGTCGAAATTTATCGGCGAAACCCAGGCGCTGCCGATCTACTGGGACGAGGCAAAGATCGTTACTAAGGACCGGCAGGTCGAACTGGTTAACATGCTGCACAAGTTAACCCAGGGGCGTGATAAAGGCCGGCTCACCGCCGACACTAAGATGCGGACACCGGGCGAGTGGAGCACCCTCTTCCCGATCTCGACCAACAACTCGATCGCCGACATGGTCGCCGCTCAGGACGGCCACAAGAGCGCGACCCTGGTCAGGGTGTTGGAGATCGAGATCGACCGGCCGGGGATGAAACCGCTGGCCGAAGCCTCGCAGATCGTCGCGAAACTCAGGATCAACTACGGCCACGCCGGGCAGATCTACGCCCGCTACATCGCCCAGCACGCCGCCGCCCTGGAAGCGACGGTGACCGAGATGAAGCAACGCTTTATGGACGCGACCTCTCCGCATGAAAACGAAGAGAGGTTCTACGTATCGAGCGCCGCGTGCATCATGGTCGGCGCGGCCTTAGCCGCTAGGCTAGGGATCATCCAGCTCGACATTCCTGGCATAGGTAGGGTCCTCAAGGATGCCATACTACGTGCGCGTAGTATGCGCCATCAGCACGAGCCAAAATCCGACGAGGAAAAGCTGGTCAAGATCCTCGACGACTTCTGCAACGACAATATCAATTCAAGGATTGTCACCACCCGCTTCGGTAAGCCGGGTCCGTCTTCGCCCTTATACGCCGGCGAGCCGCGCGAGAAGCTCCCCCTCAAGCTCGACCTGCCGACACCGGCCTATCACATCGCCGGGACCGACAACGCAATCAGGATAGATCGCGGGCACTTCTCTGACTGGTGCCAGAAGAAAGGCCACCCGCCCACCCGCTTGGTCGAGCAGATGATCAAGTCATGGAACGGGATCAACTCGCGCGGCTCGCTCGGTTCCGGCACCGCCTATCACAGCGCGCGGCGGTATTTCTTTCAGCTGTCGTTCGTCAACCCGGCGATCGCCCACATCCTCGACCCCTACGTCGAGTACGTGATCACCCCCAAGACACCCAAAGTGGTGCCCATCAAAGGAGCTAGACCGTGATCGAACCGTTCAAACCAGAGCGCCAGCTGACCTGCCCGCACGGGCGCTACTGGAAGTCGTGTGATCGATGCCGGCATAACGGTGATAGGTACAGGAACGCTATCCTGTTTGCCGAGCAGATGGAACGCGAGCTGCGCGTCGAGCGCGCGAAGAAGCTCGATGTCCAGGGCCGGTGAGCCGCGCGGCCCCAAGTGGTCGCCGCGCGAGATCGTGCGGTTGCGGGGCTACGCGGCGCGGGGGTTCTCGGCGCGCGAAGCGGGTATCCTCGTCGGTCGCTCGACCGCCGCTGTGCAGATGATCTCGGGGCGGGTCGGGATTACATGGCACGGGCCGATGGGCGCGCCTAAGATGAACCGCAACCGCAAGCTCGGCGAGTGGCGCAAGGAGTTGAGGAGGATCACTACCGGTAGTGAAGGATCGATCGGAGCCAGCGCCGCCACCAGGGAACCCGCTTCAGCAGCAAGGTGGCGTTAGCGCAGTGCGCGGCGAGGTAGGTAATCATCTACCCTAAAATATAGCGGCGCGGTTGCGCGGTCCACGCCGCGTGCTTAGGCCCCAGGAAGTAATCACGCGCCGCGCCGCCTCGCGCATCTCGCGTGTGAAATGCCGGGGGTCGAGTTCAAACTCGAGCAGTCGCGCAGCGACCTCGGGGTCGGATCGAGTCTGATCTGCTTCGTCGCTCACCCGCGCAGCCCCGGCAGAAAGATAAACAAAGCCAACAATAACACTGCGGTGAAAGCAAGAAACGATCTACCCGCTGTGTACGGCGCGAGCGCCGGGTAGGGGATAAGCGTCAGGAACCAGAGGAACAAGACGACGACCTCGAGGATCTCGATGATCATTTCTTTCCTCCCCCGCCACCGCCGCGCTTACCGTGGTAGTTGGGTCCCCCAGGGGCCGCGCCGGCTTTCCGGGCTAGCTCGCCGATGACGCCGCCGGGCACTCCGGCGTCGCGCAATTGGGCTGACCTTCCGCCGTAGCCCAGCGCGTTGGATTTTCCTTTGTAGGTCCCCGACGTTTTAATCGGGCCTCGTCCCTTCGCCATCTTTGGCTTCCCCCTCGTAGAGGCTCTGCCGCAGTCTATACCCTTCGAGCGCCCAGATCTGGTCGCGCGCATGAGCGCGGGCGATCTTACGCCCAAGTTCGGGGTCGAAATTATCCGAGCTGGCCGGGGCGCTGTGGCCCACCACGATAAAGTCGTTGCGCAGGATCAGCGCGCACACGGTGAGCGAGGTGCCGGGGAAGACATAGTAATCCTCCCCGACAATCGCGTGGTCGATGTCGGCCGGGGTGAGGCGCGGCGCGTTGAGATGCTTGGCTCGAGCCTCGATCTCGACATCGTTCTCGGTCATGACGCTACTCCGCTCGCGGCGACCCGTCTGGATTGCGGGTGATCGCGATGTTAGCCCACATCCCTACCTCACGCAGCTTACGCATCAGGTAGGTCTTATCGGGTCCGTCCGGCACGATCTCGTCGAGGAAGTTCGCCAGCTCGGCGAACGAGACGCGGCACTCCTGCATCCTGTCGATCTGCGCTTGAGGCGGTTGCAGGTAGGCGAATGTCGAGTCGTGCATTACGCGGCCTCCATACCCCCGCTGTTGCGCCGGCGGTGCCACCAGCCTAGCACACCCAGCCCGGCCAGCGCCGTGCCGAAGATAGCAAGGGTGCCGGGTTCGGGCACGGCGGCTGCACTCGGCACCGCGATTATGTAGAAGCTCTCCGCGCCGTCCGACGCCATATCCCAGGCAGCGTGAAAGATCAGGTTGTCGCCGGGCTGCACCCCGGCGTCGAGCAGGTCGAACCCCGAGATCAGGTAATCACCCTTGCCGTTGCCGTTGTTGATGTCGGGCAACGCCAGATTACCCGTGAAGTCGAAGATCACCCGCTGCCCCGCCGGGAGCGAGAGATCGATCAGCTGGAACGCTTGCAGGTGCTCCTGGTTCATCGCCGTGTTGATGTCGATCACCACCCCGAAATCAAACCTGGGGTCGGTACCGCCGGCGTTGAGGAAATTTTCCAGGAGGGTGCCGGGGTAGGCGATCGCGTTGTTCTCGTCGTTGTTCAACAGCGGCCCGCCGCCGAGGATGTTCGTACTAAAGGTATTGAACGAAGTATCGGAACCTGTGTTCGAGAAATTGTTGTACCCGAAATTACTCGGGTTTTGCGCCGTCGTGCCGCAGATGACGCACGGGTTGGACTGCGACTGCGGCACGGTCTGACCGGCGGGCAGCGCGCCGATGGTCAGGTTGTTGAGCGCGTCGGCATAAGCCGGCAGCGCGGCGAGGATGATCCCCGCCGCCATTATAATGTGCTTCATGCGGCTGCTCCATTGTTGAGGTTGCGACGGCGGCGAGCGATAAGGCCGAGACCCACCAGCGCCGTGCCGAAGATGACCAACGAGGTCGGCTCGGGCACGGCCTGCTGCTCAACATCGATCGTCAGGTTCGCGCCGCCCTGGCCGTTGGTGACGATGGTGTAGGCCTCGGTCAGCGAGAACAAGCCCAGGCCCGTGTTGGCCGCAGTCGTCAACGATTGGGTCTGCAGCTGGGCGAAGAAGGTGTCGGTGTCGAGGATGTCACCGGGGAGGATCGGGTTCCCCGGCCCGGGGACCGAGTTGTCGGTCTGGACGCTGGTAACCTCGAGGACGTTGTTCACCGAGCCGGTAAACAGATTGGTCGTCAGCGCCGAGAGAAAGTTAGCGACGCCCGACGCGGTCAAGCCCGTCTCGGTGACCCATAGGGTGAACGACCCGGCGGCCCCCGAATTGTTGACGTTGATCGTGTTCGAGAACAGTGAGCCGGGGGGCAGCGGCGGCGTGCCGTCAGCCGTGCCGGAGACCGTCCACGAGCCGATATTGGTCGGCCCGAAATTGGTCGGGCTGGGCGCGGTGGCGGTCTGAGTGTTGCCGAGATTGTCCTCGCCGGTGATGGTGATCGGCAGCGCGTAGGCCGGGATCGCGGTCGAAGCCAGAAGAGCTGCAGCGGCGAGAAGGTTTTTCATAGGTGGGTTCTCCGTGTGCGGTACATATACCGCACACGCACACCCCGGGCCAGTTTGCTAGCCTAGGTTTTTCAGCTGGTTAGTCGAGCGGCCCGTACCAAAACTGTAAAGTATTCCAGATACCCGTTCTGGAAAACTTATCACTACCGGTAGTGGGTGTTATTTCCCTTTGCCCTTCTTCTTCATGTCCTCGCGGCGTTCCTCGCTCGCCGTAGGGATCTTGCCGGCCTTGCGCTCGAGGCGGTCTTCCTTGTCGTCCGCTTTTGTATATTTGCGGGTGAAGTTTGCCGTCGATGATTTCGCCATTGCACCCTCCTAGTAGAACCCGGTTACCGCGCGCACCCCGCGTTGCTCGCGCTGCGGTATCGATAGCCCGTAAGAGCCGGGCCGCGCCACCGACTCGCGCGCGCGTTTGAGCGCGGTCTGCAGATCCTGCGGCCGGATCAGGATACCCTGGTTGAGCTGCCGGTCGCGGTTATAGGCCTGCACCGCCGAGCGGTCCTTGCCGCCGCTCGCCACAAACCGCGCCTCGGCGTTGGATTTGGCGCTGCTCATCTCGTGTATCCACTCGTCACCGGAAGCACGGTTAGCGCGGAACGCCGAGATTTCTTCCGGGTTAAACCCGAGACCCTGGAAGACCACTGCCGGGGTCGAGATCCGGCTTGCCGGGAGGATGGTCTTGCCCTTGCTGTCGGTGATCCCCTGCTCAGCCATCTGGCGCGCCTTGATTATGTCGCCGACGACGCGCGGCGCGAAACCGATGATCGCCTTTTGAATATTACCGGTCATCGCCTGATGTGCCGCGTCCGCGTATTGCTCGGCCACGTCGCCCGACGCGCCGGTCAGCGCCTGGGCGATCATCCCCGACACCCCGGCCTTGTCGAAGGTCTTAATCCCCGGCAGATCGGTGGCGTTGGTGATTTTGAGCGAGCGGTGGAGGTCGACCCCGGCCAGCCCGAGCAACCCACGCGAGAGGAAGGTACTCTTCGTAGGTCCCCAGTTGTCGGTCATCCACTTGCGCATGTCGTTTTCGTAATCGTGCGGCCCGGGCTTACCCTCGAGCCAGTCCCACAACCCGGTCATCAGGTTGATCGGCACGCCGAACATATTGGCGGTGGCTCCCACCAGCAGCGCGTGGGTGGCGAAGATCCCGGCGAGAGACTTCAACGCAACCGCGCGCTGCTCCGGGTTCTTGATAGCATCGCGTACCAGCACCGCCATGCCCGAGTACATGTTCATCCCGTAGATCTTGTACTGCATCGCCGCTGCCCCTAGCGGGCCAAGCGGGCCGCGCTCGCTGGCTAGGCGCGGTTTATTCCACGCGCCGTAATTGGGCATCGCCATGTTGGTCATGTTGATCGCGTGGTCGATCGCGTTTTGGTCGACCTTGCCGTCGTTCAGCTTGCCACCGTTGTCGATCTTCTTCAGCTCGTAGGCCGAGGTGAGGATCGCCATGCGGTTGACCGAGTCGGTCATGTGCTCGGCGGCGGCGAACAGATCCATCATGTTGCCGGGGACGTGGAGGATACTACCGCCAAACCCAAAGCCGCCTTTTGCCGTCCTTTGGATCTCGCGTTCCATCGACTGATTGATGAGGCCCCAGTGGTTGGCCTCGGTCATCAGCGCCTTGACCTCACTCGGGTGCATCCCGCTATCGGTGAGACGCTTCTCGTAGGCCTTGGAGACCATCCAGTCGGCCTGCTTCATCTGACCCCTGACCGCGTTGAGCATGGCCCGGCCGCCGGCGCGCATCCCCGGCGGGGCAAACCGGCCGATGTTCTTGGTCAGCGCCGCGCCGGCGCGGGCGAACCCGTGCGCGCCGCCGAGATAAGACAGCCCCTGCGACTGCGCGTCCGCCACCTGGACAGCCAGATGGGCCGGGCGCATCAGGTGCAGGACAAAACTCGCGCTGGTGAATTTCTTCGCCACGTCACCAAACCGCCGGGCGGTGTCGTCGTGATCGATCGGCAGCCGCCGGGCCTCGAGTTCCTTCTTAACCTGCTCTGCGGTGATCGCGTCGCCCTCGGGGGGCTTCTTTAACCACTCATGTTGTTGTCTAAGATCCTCGATCTCGTCCCGGTTGATCGCGAGATCGCCCGCTTTGTAGCGCGTCTCGGCGGCGTCGAGGCGGGTCTGCGAAGCATTGATCTCGTCTTGTGTCCCGGGCCGGCGCGGCTGCTCGATCTGCCGCACGCGCTTGTCGAGGTTGTTATAGGCGCGGGTCTCCTCGGCTGAGTGCGCCAGATACCCCATGCGCGACGCGTGGCCGGCGAGGTCGCGCACAAGGTTCATCGAGCCATTTTTCGACGCGCCGTAAATCCCCCGCCGGCGGGCGGCATAGCGTGCCGCCATGGTGTTGATCCCGTGCTGCAGCACCATTCCACCAAAGGACCGTTGGATTTCCTCGGCCGCGTCGCCCGATATCCCGGCGCGCTCGAGCGCCTTGCCCAACTCGGTCTGCATCCGGGTCGAGAGAAAGTCCTTACTACCGGTAGTGTCGATCAACCTGATCGGCGAGATATCGACACTGGGATGGGTCTTCTTAAAATCCTCGCGAAACAGCTGCGCTTCGCCGGGGCGCTCGAAGCGGTGCACCCCGTATTTGTCGCCGGTGAGCTTGTCACCGTGGACAACGAGGTAGTCCCCATGCCGTTGTAAAGAAGTAAAGTTACCCTGCCGCCAGCCCCGGCTCTGCACCGTCGCCAGAAGTTTCACGATATCGCGCGACGGTGCCCAGTGCTCGCCCATGAGTTTTGCTAGGTCCGAGCCGTCGGGGTTCTTGGACAGCTCGTCGAGCTTTGTTTTACTGCGGGCAATGTCGGCGATCTCTTTGCGTATCGCGTTGGCGCGCTCCTCGGGGGAGCGTAGTTCATTACCTGCGTTGTCGGTGATCTGGCCCAGCTTAGGGTCTCTGCGTACAGCCTCGTCGATCCCGCCGCCCATTGCCCGGTCGACGACGTGCTCCATCCAGGCCTGCCGCTCGTCGTGGCCGGTGGTGGCGTGATAGTCGACAAGGTTGCTAAATAACTCCTTCTGCCGGTCGGGGAGCTTGTCGTAGCGGCCCTTGAGTTCCTGCGCGTAGGCGAGGTTCTCCGGCTTGACATGGGTAAAGTCGCCCTTGATGACATCGGCCTCGACCCGCGACACCTCGTTGCGCAAATGCTCGAACCCGTCGCCGGCGTTTTTGAGGTCCGACACCCAGCCCTTTACCCGGTCGCCGTACCGCGAAAAGGTGTTCGAGCGTGCTTCCTCCTGCATCGACCGGGCGCGGGCGATGTCGCGCACCTCGGGGAGGTTCCTGTTCCACTGGGCGATCATCGTCGTCGGGGCCGAGATCAACCCGGCCTCGTTGGCGACGCGCTTTGTACTGATCGGCGCGCTGGCCTTACGGGTCTTCGCCTCGCGATTGAACCACTGACGCGCGGTCTCGGCGGATCTACTGGCCGCGCCGACAAACCCGTCATTGCCAAAACTCTGCAAACGGCTGCCGAGATCGCTGAGTTTCTCTGGTAAATCACCGGGCAACCGGTCGGTGATCTTTCCCCTGACGGTGTCGGGGCTGTAGTAATCCCTGGCGGTGAGAAGCCCGAACGGATTGTTAGGATCGTGTTCAGCTGCCCTTCTGTCGATTTCCCGGTTACGAAACCGGGTGCCTTCCCGCAGGGTATCAGTCAGCGGACGCAGTGCGGCGTCGAGCACGCTCACCCGGTCGGGAGTGAGGCCAAAGATCCTGCCAATGATAGTTTTGAAAGTGTCGTAAAGCGACGGCCGCCGGCCCGGCGCGACCGGCATCATGTCGAGATTTTTGAGTTCACGCAGCAGGACCGGGCTAGCCTCTTCGCGCGCCATCGCCCCTAGTATTTCAGGGTCGGTCATCAGCATCGTGACCAGTTCCTCATGGTCGCGATACCTGCCGCCTGCGCCTTCCTCGGACGACAGCGCGTAATCCGACGCGCTCTTTAACCTCGAGCCATCCTCCATGTTCGCGCGCATCCGCGTCACTTCACGCGCGAGTGCGTCGAGGCTCTGGTAAATCTGACGCTCGCGGGGGGTGACTACCTCACCATTACGCAGGCGCGTACCGACATCGCGCAGGAAATCCACCGTGCCGGCGTGCACACCCTCGTGTAGGATACCCCGTGTCGTGACCGGCATTTCGGGGTTGATGTGTATCCTGTCGGTGGTCGAACTATAGGATGCGCCAGGGTGATCGAAGTCACCCCTGACCTCGATGCCGGGTCTGAGGGCTTGTCGCAGGATACGCGCCAACGAGACAAAGTGCGGCGCAATGCGGCGCACGCCGGGGCTGTTGACGATATCGTTGAGGTAGTCGTGCAGATCGTGATCCGTCCCGCCCGATGCCGACTCGTAGGCGCGGTTGCCAGTCTCGAGATTTACCGCCGGTGAGGCTTCTGCTTTCGTGCGCCGGTCACTACCTACCTCGTCAAACGACCCATAAGTATTGGCGTTCTTGTCGCCCTGTTTCTCGATCCGGTAGAGATCCTCGTCGCTGTGGATTGTCGATGCTTTGTCAGTACCGGAGCGTGAACTTAATTCCCCGATGATCTGGCTGCGCAGCCTGCGCAGCGCCGGCAGGGTCTCCTCGGAACCTCGGCGGACGTTCAGGATATGATCGGACGCCGCCTGCCACAGCTGGCCCTCCTGGACCTTGGTCAGCGGCTTGCCTGACTTACGTGCGTTCTCGATGATCTGACCAACCTGCGCGTTGGCGTCGGCGATCACCGCCTTGTCGGACGGACCCTTCTCGGCCTGGGTGATCCGGTCGTGCAGGTAGTCGAGAAAAGTCCTGAACCGGCGCGGCATCCCGCCCTTGCGGGTAGGTTCGCCGTATGCGTCGTAGATCTCCCCGGGAGTGCGCATCCCCGGGTCCTTGAGATAGTCGGTTACCAGGGGTTCGGCTACGTCGCGCACCTTGTCGGTCGAGGTCTTGGCGCGCTGTTCGAGCGCCGACTCCTTGTTCTCGCCGACGGTCTCGGTGGCTCTTGTCTCGGTCGGCACTTCCTTGGCCTCGGCCTCGGAAACGCTCTCGATGTCCTCGAGACCCCGGCTGATTTTACGTGCGCCGGCGCGGGTTGCCCCAGCTTCTTTTAAGTCCTGGGCGATCTGCGCGGATTTTTCCTTATCGGCGGCGCGGGCTTTGGCTTCGGCCTCCTCGCGTGCCAGACGCTTAATGGTATCCGCATTGTCCTCGACCGCCGCTATCTTGCTGCGCTCGAGGCTGCGCACCAGACTAGCGGCCTTAGTTACCAGCGCCGCGTCAGTCGACCGGTTGTCGCCCGCCGAGCTGGCCCGTGCCCGGTCGGCGATCGCCTGGGCGCGCTCCTGGGTAGTGTACCCGCCCTTAGGCCCGTAGGTCGTGCCGTCCGGCCCGGTGACGTTCCACCGCCCAGGCGTAATCTCGCGCACGCCAAAGGTGCGACTCGGCATGACCGGCGCTTCGGCCGGACGCGGCGTGCCGGCAGGCAAGACCTTAGGCACGGAAGCCTCGGCCGTAGTCTTAAGCTCAGCGGCGATCGGCGGAGGTTCGACCCGGGCTTTGCCTTGGTCGACCGCCGCCTGGAGCTTGCCACGGCGGGTCACGACGACGGGAGGTTTAGCTTCAGGTGTGGTAACCTCGGGGGCCGCACTACCGGTAGTGGCAGCTGCTTCGGCCACTGGCGCTGCTGCCTTCGGTTCAGGCGGCGGGGCTGCCTCCGCTGATTTTTCCCCTCCGGCGGGGGCTGTCTCCGCTTCCGCTTTTGCCAGCACGTCACCGGTCGTCGCCATGCGCGGCTCGACCACAGGACGACCAGCCTGAGCCACTGCCCGGTCGGCGCGGTCGTGCGCCATCTGCAAGGCTTCCGCCGGCGAGCTGCCGACGCCCAGCACATCACCGGTGTGCTTGACCACCCATTGACCGGGTGTCGCGTCGTCCGGCTCGACCGTCCATCCGGTGCGGTCCATCAACTTAAAAGGTAACTGCGGTTGTTCCTCGAGTGGCAAGCCGCGCCCGGTCGGCGGAGCCTCGGCAGGCGGCGTGCCGGGCGGCGGCTGGCGCAGTGGGAGTTCACCTTGCGCTGACGGCGGCTCGACCTC